GGCAGCGCCTAATTCTCCATCGGGTCCGCCGTATAGCTGAGAGTTATGAAAACCAAAAACAACGGAAATACGTTGATTTTGAAACTTGTGTATTGTATAGTATTCACTACGTTTGTAGAAAAACTATTCCATTTCAAACTTGTAATAAAAACTATACTCATCCCTCTCCTTATCATATTCCATATAGTCTAAAATGGATGCAAGTGCGGTATGCTTTTCCAACGTACTGAGCGTATCGTCCTTTAGTTTCAAGATGATTTCTCTAATATCCACGTGGAACTCTTCGGTTGTCGTAATAACGGCAGCAGTTTCAAGTGTTGCAAGTTTTTCCTTGATGGACTTTACTTCGGCATCTATCAGTTCCCGGTTTTCCCGGTATTCCTCTTTGGTATCGATACCGTCAAGGTATGCTTCTTTTGCACGTTGTTTCCGGATGGCAAGTTTATCAAGCAACTGTTCATATTGTGCAGCATCGTTACCAGACGGTTCTTCGACCTTTTCCACTGTGTAGGTAATGTTGCTGTGGCCGTGGTCGACAAACTCCTGCAGGGAATTTAGCAAAGCCTCCTCTGTTTTTGGTGAGCCTACATTTACGTTTTCGGAATGGATGCCTTTGGCATATTTCCAACAGCAAAAGTAAGGATAGGCACGGGGTAATTTCTTGCTGACACCTCTTTGGTAGCACATGGACGCCCCACAGATTGGACACCGAAATAATCCACCGGATAAATAATGCGGTAAAAGGGTTTTGCTTCGTCTGCGTCCGGTAGAACCGGGTGTGTATTTTTTTATCCGTTTGCTTATGATGTCCCATTCTTCGTTGGTGCAGAGTGGTTCGTGCTGGCCATCTGATACAATGACCTCATCAGGTGAATTTTCATAATATCCACCGTGGCTTGAACGGTTCCAGCGGATTTTTCCGATGTAAAATGGGTTCCTTAAAATATAAATGACAACTCGTGCTTCAAAACGATTCCCCTGACGGGTGCGGTAGCCTTGGTCGTTAAGCGTACGTGCTATCGTTGTAGGATTGTATTCGTCCTGGATAAAATATTTTTTGATAAGACGATATATCTTTGCTTCTGGTTCGTATATTACGGGAACGGTATCGCCCTTTTCGCGCCGGTACCCTAGAGGTGGAGCACTTTGGTAGCCTCCCTTTTTTGCTTTTTCCTTCATGCCACGCTTTACTTCTCCAGACAATCGAATCGAGTAGTATTCATCCATCCATTCGATGATGCGCTCAATTAAGGGTGCAAATGGTCCATCCGGCAAAGGCTCACTGATTGATACTACCTGCACATTGTTTTTCCGGAGGAGCGATTTGTAAACAATACTTTCTTCTTGGTTTCTGGCAAATCGAGAGAACTTCCATGCAAGGATGTAGTCCGGATGATCCTTTTCTTTTGCGAGGGCAATCATATTCTGAAAGGCGGTTCGGTTTTCTGCTTTCTTTCCGGAAATGCCGTTGTCTTGAAACCATTGTGTAATCAGAATATTGTGCTGCTTCGCCCACTTTTGGAGTTCATGTTTTTGTGCTTCCGGGGAAATTTCTTCCTGCATGTGAGTAGAAACTCGTATGTATCCGAACGCTGTTTTCAAAGATTCATTTTGGTTCATAGAATCACCCTTTCTTAAAAAAGGGTATAAAAATACCCTGGTATTTGCAATTTACTACCAGAGCTGATATAATATGATTGCTTTTGAGGTTATATCAGCAATGGTATATCCATTTCCCTCCTGTTGGCGCAGGGGGGATTTTTTATGTTTTTACAAAAAGCCCCACAAATGTGAGGCTTTTAATGAATACTGCTCGTAAAGAGCTTTATCTCTTATAGTGCCGGTAAACGGCATTGTTTGTGCTCATTGTATCCTCGGTATATGTAAATGTCAAGTGGTTTATACAATTGTTTAATCAAAGTAAATGAAATAGGTGGGGTGACAATCCCACATCTCTTTAAGACCCAAAGGGCGTGACGGCTGCCTGTTCCGTCCTCAGATTTCATCTGTAATAGTAAATAATTATAAAAGAGGAACCAGCGAACTGATTCCTCTTAAAATACGTCCTTGGACCCGTAGGTTACCAAGGAACTATCAACTATAGTATATACTAATTAGTATATGCATAGTAACAGACATAGTAGTGTCTGTTAAGAGAAATACCTAAATCAACGCCTCTTCTTTACAGTGTTTATCAAGGATAACACCATCCGGAATTACACAATATCTATCCTTGTTATCAACAGAATCCCACGGACCTTCCGGGGTATGTGTAATCCTAACCAGATCAGATGCAGATAATTTACAGCACTTTTTTAGGGTGGCGTCTATAGAGCAAATCTTGGAAACTCCATCTTCTGCAAATAAAATACGGCTACGTGCTGGCATTACTGCATACTCTTCCGCTAAATGATGTTCTTTAGAAAACGTCTCATCAATATTCTTGATTCCTTTATATTCATCATAAACGGATTTGACGACTGGTCCGTATTTGAAGGCGTAAATAGTATCTTCAAATAACTTATGTTCGGTAGCGCATAAATACTCTGCGTAACACATATATACTAATTTTTCTAATTCTAAATGTGTACAAACTCGATTAGCTAAAATATATTTAGCAATATCCAATCCATTTAACACTCTATCAGCGGAGATTAGGTTTACAAATCCAACTAAAGAGTCAACAACCTGAACGTTTTCAAAAAAACAATCCGTTTTAATAACAGACTCCCATGAATTTGAGCCTGTTTCAACAAAGTGTGTCGAAATAGCTACAGTTTCACCACAATGATTTTTGATTTTTTTTACCTCGCTGCTAAGCATCTCAGGTGACATAGACTCATCAACAACATAATGCATTGCGATACGTCTGCCTTCGGAATATGAGCTACTCATAATTATAAAATGCTTGACCATCATCATCACCTCCTTTAATTTTACTTTCCCATTCAGTATATTCTTGCTTGTATAATCTGTGCGAATTTTTGTTACCTTTTTCGTTTTTTGCTGTCCATACTTGCAATTCCCACGGAAAATGAAAGTTACCACTTTCAAAATAGATGTGAGTTGCTACATAGGACAGTTTTGAAGAATCAATACATTTATAACTGGGAAAATTTTGTTGCATATAGTTTTTCACATTTTGATGTGAAAATTCTTCATTAATAACAATCCTGACACCAAGCAAATCGTTTAGGCATTTTTTTATTGGAATCTTGCCGTTTTCGTGATTGGTGCAATAATTATTCAACTTATATTCAATTGAATTTTGTGCCTTAACTCTGCTTGTAACAGAAGAGTTAACATAATTAATTTTGTCCAAATCAAATACAATATATGCTAATTGATCATTAATTAAGGAGCGGTATTCAAAAACCCTATTTAATATATCGGCATTATTTATCGTATCGCAAACCAATTCTTTCTTTAAACTAAATGCGTTTTGATTTGTTGAATCCCACATACTGCATATACGCTCATAATTATTTTGAATAACCTGTATAAGTTTACCTAAATCTTCTAACATATATTCTCCTTATATGTTCCAATATTGTCTCATTATCAATCAATATTGTCAATAACAAATATAACCAAATTTACCTCAGTACTTCTGTCTATTTTCAATTACCTTACCGATTACTTTAACCGGCTTTTCCAATATTTCGTCATTCGTAAAATATAACGGCTCGTAAGCTGGATTAGTTGGCATAAGTCGAATTCCATCTTCGTATTTTAATAATCGTTTGATAGTTGCATTATCACCATTGACCATAACAATGGCAATTTCACCGCTTTCTACATCGTCTTGTTTCCTGACAATTACAATATCACCTTCGCAAATACGTGGTTCCATTGATGAGCCTTTTACTTGTAGAGCAAAGTATTCACCTTTGGCAGCAGTGGCGGCATCTATTTCTTCGTAATCTATAATATCCTGTATTGCTTCAATTGGAATACCGGCAGGGACGGAACCGAGAACAGGAATGGTTGTTGGTTTTATTTTCGATTCTGATTTGTCCTCTATCAAATCGGAACGGCGTATTCCAAAATATTTAGCTAAAGCGTCTACCTTATCCATTCGGGGGAGTCTTGTTCCGTTGCACCAAGTAGAAACAGCTGACTTATTAAAACCAAGGTCATTGATGAGGTCTACTTGTGTCTTGTTATTTAAACTCATGTATTTTCTTAAATTGGAAGAAAAAATTTTTTTATATAGTTCATCACTCATAGGAAATCACATCCTTTCTTTACAAAGAGAATAACATAAAGTAGATAATAATTCAACATTAAATAAAAAAAGTTTACAAAAAGTATTGACATCTACTTTTAGTAGAGTTATAATTCATGTATCATTTAAGAAAGGAGAGGAAATACAATGAACGAAATAAGAATTTCTTTGGCGGCTGCACGTGTCAATGCTAGAATGACTCAACAGCAGGTTGCGGAGAAAATGGGCGTATCAAAGCAAACTATAATTAATTGGGAAAAGGGAAAGGTTGTTCCAGGTATTCCAGAAATTTGTATGATGAGTAAATTGTATAATATGCCGGAAGAGTATATTTTTTTGCCTTCGTACTCTACAAATAGTAGAATTTAACAAAAAAGGAGACTCCAATGAAAAGAAACCAAGAAGTATCAATCATAATCCAATCACTACTTGAAAATGGACTTCTGCAAGAAAGACATACAGATAGAGCAAGGAGCGTAGTGAAAGAAGCGTTTAAGGAAATTAGACGGGTAAGGTATGAAGAAAGACATACAAAAAACTGCTAGAAGCGCTATTTCTAACAGTTAAATGCCAAATTTTTAAACCTTATACACTTTGCAGATTTTCATCACACTCAATAGCGCTAAGTGTTTCTATGAAGTGTTCTACCACTTATGCAGTTTTGGTTCAGCATAAAAGTTAATAAAGCCCATTAGCCGGTAGATTATGAGGAAAATCCGATGTAGTGAAGCATTTTTACGAGTGCCGTCTCATGCGTTTGTTTAAACAGCTCTTCCCTGAGCATAGTAACGCTACATAGGATAATACATTATTACGCCAGTTTTAAATGCGTTGGCAACCATTATTGCGACCTCATATTAAAGGAGCAGGGCAAAGTCAAAAGTTTGGTCAAAGAAACCACTCCTTTCTTGCCCTATATGGACATCAAAACAATACTAACATTATTTATGCAACTTTTCAATTGTAAAAAATAAAGCAGTAAAGGAGTTTTCTAATGAAAAGAAAAAGAAGCAGCATTATAGCATAGGATGAATTGAGGTGATGAGGTCAATGAAAATAAATAATTATGTGAAAATCCGTGGTGCTTATGTGCCTACATCATGCCTTACGAAAGAGGAGTGGCTGGAGGTATCCGGTACCATATTGGACCGTTTCGCCGGGAAACTGGGATATAAACGGGAGGAAAAGCTCTGCGTAAAAGGTTAGACAACACTTTGCTATGTGGTACCGGAAGATTATACGGAAAGGAGGGACAAGCATGAGAAAACGCACAAAAGAAAATGTATTATGTGTCACCGCAATTATTTGTTTGCTGGTATGCATAATTACGGCAAGAGCAGTAAGCTGCTTTCACGTGCAGGAAATGGTTTTATTTTCAGTAAGTGCCGTATATCTGGCGGTATTTATTGGAGTAAATAGAAAAAAGGTGCTGAAATAAAGCACAGAAAGGCAGGAGAGAACATGACTTTTCCAAAACATATTATGACAACGGCGGAACTTGCCAGGATGGGTTTCCCATCAAAGACACTGGATGCAATTGCAAAAGAGCCGGAACAGAATATCGCATTTCGTCTTAGACCGGACGGAAACGTCTTTTGGGACACAGAAAAATTGCAGAAGCGAATCGAAGATAATATGGTTCGCAACTAAGAGAGGAGGTAATGGATATGATGAAATTAAAAAAGTCACCAACGCAGATAAACTGCAGTTAGTGACATAAGAAAAAATACAGTAACAGTATACCATTGATAGACCATTCGGTCAAGAAAGGAATTGAGAGTATGGAATTAAGAATTAAATCAATGTCGTTCCCGGAAGCAATTGAGTTTAACTTTGAGCAGTTGAAGCAGGAATTGACAGACAAAGCAGAACAGTATAAGGGTCTCGTTTACACAGATGATCAGGTGCAGGATGCAAAGAAGGATGTTGCAGCCTTGCGGAAATTCACGAAAGCACTTTCGGATGAAAGAATCAAGGTAAAGAAAGAGTGCATGAAACCATATGAAGAGTTTGAAGCAAAAATCAAGGAACTGTCGGCGATTGTGAATGAACCGATTGCGCTGATTGATACACAGCTGAAAGAGTATGAAATGCAGAAAAAGCAGGAGAAGTTATCGGCGATTTTTACATACTGGGATGAATGTGAACATCCGGAAGAATTGACTTTTGAATCTATCTATGATGAGAAATGGCTGAATGCTTCTGTATCTATGAAAAAGGTTCAGAGTGCAATTACGGAAGCGATTCAGCAGTTTAGCAGAGATATGGCAACGCTTGCTACCTTGCCGGAATACAGTTTTGAAGCACGTCAGATGTATATTTCCACGCATGATATTACAAGCGCACTGAATGAGGCTAACAGACTCTCTGAAATGGCAAAGAAAAGAGCGGAGGCGAAAGTAAAGGAAGAAGAGAGGAAAAAGGAAGAAGTCAAGCCGGTAGAAGAATTTGTTACCCCGGCAGCAACGGTTGACGAAGAACCGGAAGAGGCTTTTATTCCATCATTTGAAGAAGTGACAAAGTCCTCATGGATTAATTTCAAAGCAAATATGACAAAGAAGCAGGTGGAGGAACTGTGCAGGTTCTTTGATGAAAAACAGATTCCATATACGCTGCAATAGAGAGGAGAAGTGATTGTATGTACCGAGTAATAATTGAGGTTGAATATTTGAATACGGCATTTGATTTCGTGGAAGCAGAAAGCGCCGTTGCTTTTGTGAAGACAGCTATTCAATCGCATAATGAATCAGCGAGTAAAGGTGCTTTTGAAATTTGGATGAAGTACGTTGAGGAAGAGGAGGGTGCAGAGATATGAGTTTAAGTGAAAAACTTAGCCGGATTCAGACCACCCTTAAGGCTCCCAAGAATCTGTATAACAAATTTGGAAAGTACAAATACAGAAATGCGGAGGGCATTTGTGAGGCGGTAAAACCTTATCTGGAACAGAATAAATGTTATATGGTGTTGAAAGATGACATGTTAGAGCTTGGCGGAAGATTCTATATCCGAGCGACTGCGACTTTGTATGATACGGAATCGGATGACTGTATAAAGGCTACTGCATTTGCGAGAGAGGCTGAATCGAAAAAAGGAATGGATGAAAGCCAGATAACAGGGGCGGCATCCAGCTATGCAAGAAAGTATGCGCTGAATGGTTTGTTTCTTCTGGATGATACCAAAGATGCAGATTCCAATGAGTATTCCGAACAAGGAAAAGAAAATACGGATGAAAATAAGGAAGCGGAACAAAGGCAGGTTGAACTGTCGAAGATTTCAGAGATTAAGGTGAAATCACTGGAAGAAAGGTGCAGGAAAGAGGGCATTGAATTGTCCAAACTTATGCGGCTTTATAAGGTTAGTTCCCTCAGTGATCTAAGTGAATTGCAGTTTCGGAATATCAATGATCACTGGGAAGATATAAAGAAGGTGTGACATGGAATTTACAGGCAAAGTTAAGGATATCAGCATGGACTGGCAGACCGGACAGGCGCAGATTACATTTACCATCAATGAGAAGTCTGCACTTGCTTCTGTTGATTCCATAAAAAACTGTGAAAAGCTGACCGTAAAAGCAAAGAAATACCGGCAGAAAAGAAGTCTTGATTCCAATGCTTACGCATGGGTTCTCATGCAGAAAATAGCGGAGGCTACCGGCTCGGATAAGTGGTCCATATATCTTATCTGTCTTAAGAGATTCAGCAAGGCGTTTACCCATGTAATTGTGAAGCCTGAAGCGGTTGACGCAATGAAAGAGTTATATAGGACGTGTGTTGACCTTGGTGAGATAAGCGTAAACGGCACGACGGGACATCAGCTGCAGGTTTATTTTGGAAGCAGCACCTTTGATTCAAAGGAGATGTCTGTATTTATTGATGGAATAGTTAGCGAATGCAAGGAATTGGGGATTGAAACACTATCCCCGATGGAACTGGAAAGGATGAACGCAGAGTGGCAGCGAAGAAGTCAGTTGTAATTGAGGATATGGAACACTGTTTTGTGTGTGGCAGTTCTAAGGTGCAGGTACATCATATCTTTTTCGGTACCGCAAACCGGAGAATATCGGATAAATATGGATATGTTGCTCCGTTATGTGCCACACATCATACAGGAGACGCTGGCGTTCATTTTAACAAGGATTTTGACCTATACCTAAAGAAACTAGCACAGGCTCATTTCGAATCACAAATAGGTACCAGAGAGGATTTTAGAAAGGTATTTGGTAAGTCGTGGTTATGAAATAAAAAGAACTGTAGGAAACAATCAACCAATGTCCATAGTGCATGTTGAGAATATCACGGAGAATAAAACAGACTGCTTTCTTGACAGTTCTTAGCAGTCGGAAAGGAGAAAGCCAGATGTCCTATATCAAGATAGACAGAAAGATACTTGACTGGGAATGGTATCGCAATCTGAATACCTGCAGACTCTTTTTTCATCTTCTTTTGAAAGCCAATTGGAAGGATGGCAGGTTTGAGGGAAAAGAGATACCAAAAGGCTCATTTGTGTCATCGGTGGCGAGGCTTGCTGAAGAGACGGATATGACGCCCAGAGAGATACGAACTGGGTTAGATCATTTGAAGTCTACAGGCGAAGTGACAATCAAAAGTTACTCAAAATATAGCGTATTTACGGTAACAAACTACCATTGTTATCAAGATTGTGACAAGCAAGCGACAAACAGTCGACAAACAAACGACAAACAAACGACAAGCAAGCGACAAACGAACGACAAACGAACGACAACAATAGAAGAAAAGAAAGAAATAAAAGAAGGGAAGAATAATAAAATAGTTCAAAATGTCGTCACGCATTTGAATGTGGCAGCCGGAACAAGATACCGGTATCAGACCGAGAGTACAAAGCGTGTTATAACTGCAAGGCTGTCGGATGGATATACAGAAAAGGATTTGCTGACTGTGATTGACAAAAAGACGGAAGAATGGAAGGGGACGGATATGGAGAAGTTTTTAAGACCGCAGACTCTTTTTGGCGGTAAGTTTGAAAATTATCTGAACCAGCCAAGAGCGTCAGGCAAAAAGGAGAACAAAAACTCATTTAATCATTTTCCGCAGAGGGAAAGAAGCACAGCGGAAATGTCAGCACTGGAAAAAACCATGCTGCATAGAAACATTCGAGAAATCCATGCGGTGGATTAAGGAGGGAGAAGGTATAGGTGAAAGCAATTGAGTATTTAAGGCAGATTAAAAGACTGGATAATTTGATTCATTCCAAGATGGAGGAGGTGGAACGGCTTCGCTGTATGGCTGCAAAAGTAACGGCATCCTCAGACGGTGAGAGGGTGAAATCTTCCGGCAGTCAACAGAAAATGGCGGACACTGTGGACAAGATTTTGGATTTGCAGGAGGAAATCAAAGAAGATATTGACCGGTTTGTCACGATGAAACGAAATGTGATGCAGGTAATTGACTGTATGGATAATGCGGATTATATCAACCTGCTGTATTGCAGATATTTTCAATACATGACATGGGAAGCCATTGCCTGCAGGATGGGTTATACATACAAGTGGGTATGTACACTGCACGGAAGGGCATTGAATCAGATGGACGCCATATTGGATGGCAGAGCCTGACATAGCCGGTTACAAGAAAGGAGAATGTGAAACATGAGGAAATTGATTGAGGACACAAAAAAAGCAATTACGGAGTTGATTGACCAGCTGTATTTAGAGTCTAAGCACAGTACCTATTGTGCTATGGTGGTTGAAATGCATAGTACCGGTCATACAACAAAAGAGATTTCGGAGCAGTTAGAAATTTCAGAAAATCAAGTAGCTGAGATGCTGCAGGCAGGAAGTGTGTCAAGAATCAATCGTGTAGGAGGGTACCGATGAAACGATGTAAAATCGAGTATTATATTCCGGTTGGTGCTGAAAATGCAGTGACAAGAAAGGAACTGTGCCGGGTGGTCGGTGTAGGAGACAGAACCCTGCGGAGCATGATAGCCGATGCCAGAAGGCGGGTATGTATTTGCAATTCGCAGGATGGCGCAGGTTATTATCTGCCAAGCAGTGTGAACCAGGCAAAAGCATTTTACGCACAAGAGAGAAAGCGTGCAGACAGTATTATAAAAAGCCTGCGTGGAACATCTAAGTTTATTAAAAACAGCGAGTCAAAGCAGAGAGAAGAAATGAATGGACAAAATATGCTGAGGCTGTAAAAAGAAAGGAGTAAGAGGTTTGCTGGCCAGCGGAAAAGACGTCTTTACTCCGTGAACGAAATGACTTATAACGAGTTTTTGAAATCAAAGATTGAAATAGCAAAGGATTCCGGGTTTGAGATAAATCCGGAGGAAATTAATCAGGCGCTTAAACCACATCAGAGGGATGCGGTTGTGTGGGCGCTCAGAGGTGGAAAACGAGCCTTGTTTGAATCGTTTGGTTTAGGTAAGACAATACAGGAAATTGAGTTTTGCTATCAGGCGACAAAAAATAAAGGCGGTAAGGCGTTGATTGTGTTACCGCTTGGTGTAAAGCAGGAGTTTACACGAGACGCTGTAGAGGTGTTAGGTTACGAAGCACCGGTATATGTCCGGACAATGAAAGAAGTGGAAGCAGCAGACGGACAGATTTTATTGACCAATTATGAAAGAGTTCGTGATGGGGATATCCGCCCGGATTATTTTATGGCTACTGCACTGGATGAAGCGAGTGTTTTGCGAAGTTTTGGCAGTAAAACATATCAGACGTTTTTGGATAAGTTCAAAAACGTGCCCTATAAACTGGTTGCGACGGCTACGCCATCGCCGAACCGATACAAAGAACTGATTCATTATGCCGGCTATCTGGAAGTGATGGACACCGGACAGGCATTGACAAGGTTTTTTCAGAGAGACAGCACAAAAGCCAACCATTTGACGCTTTATCCCAATATGGAGGATGAGTTTTGGCTGTGGGTTAGCAGTTGGGCGTTGTTTGTAACGATGCCGTCAGATTTGTCACCGGAGTATTCAGATGATGGATATGTTCTTCCGCCGTTAGAGATACGGTGGCATGAATTAAAGAACGACGGGAAAGAGGTGGAGGATAAAGATGGTCAGTTTTTACTTTTCCGTGAAGCGGGTACCGGTTTGAAAGATGCTGCTGCCATTAAGAGAGAAAGCGTGGAACGCCGTGTTGAGAAGATGAAGCAGATAGTGGAAGCAGCACCGGAGGAGCATTTTCTTCTGTGGCACGATTTGGAAGCGGAACGCAAGGCAATCAAAAAGGCATTACCGGAGACGGTCGATATATACGGCTCAATGGATTATGACCTTCGTGAAAAACGGGTGCTTGATTTTTCAAACGGAAAGACCCGCTTGTTTGCAACAAAGAAATCATTGTCAGGTTCCGGATGTAACTTTCAACGGTATTGCCACCGGGAGATTTTTCTTGGTATCGATTATGAATTTAATGATTTTATTCAGGCAGTACACCGCTGTTACCGCTTTTTGCAAAAGGAGCCGGTCATTCTAGATATTATTTACATGGATAATGAGCAGAAGATTAAGGATGAGCTGATGGCAAAGTGGAAGAACCATAACCACATGGTGGAAAAGATGATTGCAATTGTGAAAAAGTATGGGCTTTCGCAGGCAGGGAAAGCGCATGGATTAGAGAGAAAGATGGGTGTTGAACCAGTGGAAGTAAAAGGAAAATATTATAAGGCAGTTCATGATGACTGCGTAGAGTACACAAGACGGATGGAAGATAACAGTGTGGATTTGATACATACATCCATTCCCTTTGGAAATCACTACGAATATTCAGCGAACTATAATGATTTTGGACACAATCAGAATACAGAACGTTTTTTTGAGCAGATGGATTTTCTTACGCCGGAACTGCTTCGGGTGTTGAGACCGGGAAGAGTGGCAGCAATCCACGTGAAAGACCGGGTGCTGTTTGGAAACGCAACGGGAACCGGAATGCCGACAATTGAACCGTTTCATGCGTTGTGTATTGAACACTATATGAAACATGGTTTTCAGTATTTTGGCATGATTACGGTTGTTACTGACGTGGTACGTGAAAATAATCAGACGTATCGTCTTGGCTGGACAGAGCAGTGCAAGGATGGTTCTAAAATGGGCGTTGGATGCCCGGAATATATTCTGCTTTTCCGCAAGCTACCATCGGATCGGTCGAATGCGTACGCAGATGTGCCGGTATCCAAAAGTAAAGAAGATTATACCAGGGCGCAGTGGCAGATTGATGCGCATGGGTACTGGAGAAGTTCCGGTGACAGGCTTGTGAGCAAAGAGGAATTAAAGAATGTTTCTGTAGATAATTTGCAGGCAGTATATCGTAAGTACAGCAGAGAGAATGTATACGATTATTCGGAACATGTAAAATTGGCAAAGGAGTTAGATGCGGATGGTAAACTGCCTGCCGTATTCATGGTTGTTGCTCCCGGTTCATGGAACGATTTAGAGGTATGGGATGATATTAACCGTATGAGAACATTAAATACAACGCAGTCCCGCAGACGCCAGCAGATGCATGTGTGTCCATTACAGTTAGATATCGTGGAGCGAATCATTAACCGTTATTCCAACAAGGGAGATTTAGTGTATGACCCATTTGGGGGACTCATGACAGTACCAATGATGGCAGTGAAGATGGAACGAACCGGAATGGGGTGCGAATTAAATCCGGATTATTTCCGGGATGGAGTTGGTTATTTAGAAGAGGAAGAATCAAAACGAACGGCACCAACGTTATTTGATTTCTTTCCAGAAGTGCTTGAGAAATAGGAGGATGAGACAATGCAGAACAGAAAAGAAATTGTAATGATAAACGTAAATAACATTTACCCGCATCCGGATAATCCGAGAAAAGATGTCGGGGATGTAACGGAACTTGCAGAATCGATCAAGAAACAGGGCGTTATGCAGAATTTGACCATAATTCCTCTGTCAGCCTTGACAGAAGAACCGGAGGAACAGCCGGATGCGGAAACAGAATCTTTGTCCAGTGATTTTCATGTAATAATCGGACATAGACGATTGGCAGCAGCCAAACTGGCAGGTATTGAGAAGGTCCCTTGCAAGATTGTTAGTAAGATATCCAAAAAAGAGCAGGTTTCTATCATGCTGGAAGAAAATATGCAGCGTGAAGACCTGACGGTGTGGGAGCAGGCACAAGGATTCCAGATGATGCTCGATTTAGGCGAAACTGAGGATACGATTGCAGATAAAACTGGTTTTAGCAAAACGACAATTAAACATCGATTGAACATTGCCAAACTAGACCAGGACGAGCTGAAAAATAAAGAGCAGAATAAGGATTTTCAATTATCCCTGAAAGACCTCTATGAACTGGAACGTATTAAGGATGTGGAAGAACGGAATAAGATTCTCCGTGAAGCCACGGACAATCGTAATTTAGTTGCCAAAGTTCAGTCGTACATACGAGAAAAAGAGAAACAGAAGAAAACGGATGCTATAGTTAAAATGCTGAAAGAACTGGGCGTGGTTGAGGCTCCGAAACAGTATGCAAGGGAACAATACGGAAATAAATGGGAGAAGGTAAAGAGTTTCCGAATGAATGACGAGGTGCCGGAGAGTATCCAGTTAAAAAATAAGCAGAATGAAAAACTTTATTATTACATTAATTGGATTGAGATTGATGTCGTTAGGAAGAAAAAGGCAGTCAAGAAAAAGCTGACACCGGCAGAACAGAAGGAAAAAGAGGAAAAAGCAAATAAGAAATACATGAAAGACGTTCTGAAAAAGTTAGATGAACGCCGCAGGCTCTTTGTGACTGATATTGTTGAGGGAAGAATTGCTCCGGTAAAGGATGAGGAAAAGGTGAAGGATGCATTGTGGAGCGCACTTGTGTTGAATCAGTCGTTTCTTTATCCGTCACGGCTTAGCAACTTCTTTGCCGGGAAACCCCTTTATGAATGTACAGAGGAGGAAAGAAAGGAAGTATCCGAAAAAGTGACTAAATTGACCATACTCCATCAGATGTTAGTGTTGCTCAATGCAGCGATGGATGGAACAGAGTTGGTTAAATATGACGGAACCTATAAAAAAGAAAATGGTCAGGGGCTTATGGATGGCTATAAGGTACTTCGGTTGTATGGCTGGTCGTTTGAGGACGAGGAGGAAGAAAAGGTGGTTGACGGAAGTCACGAGTTTTATGAGGAGGGATAAAGAATCCCTCCTGCCAAAATGAACAGGAGGGAAATATTATGTATGCATTAGAGCCATGCATCAAGAATCATGAAACATTTTTCTAATGTATCATGATATGCGTTTGGAACTAAATAATTTAGTACTTTAAATAGTAATAAAATAAATTTAACAACGCATTTGAAAACACTGCTAATGCAAAGTTTTAAGATTGCTTTATATGCAAAATATTTTATTTTGCAATAAAGACTTAATATTCTTTTTAACATATGTGAACCTCCCTTCTGATTTATTGATGGAAAAAATTCCTTCAGATTTAATATGTCTGTTTGGTGTACAAAAAAAATTCTCTATATAAGCAAAATTTTGGAATGCGAAATGGAGATAAGATGTGATGTGAAAAAAGAGGTAAAAGTAGAAATTTGAATTTTAAATAAAGAAAGGTAAGGTAGAGAAAATGAATAAAGAATATGAATTATTTACAAGGCTTACAACATTCATTCTTGAACACAACATTGAATGTGAAGAGGATATTTACCAAAATGATAGTGTTGCTGAAGATAGCTTAGAACTAATTGAAGATTTATTTGATATAGTGAAGTCAAAGAATAACAATGAACACAGTGCAATAACTAACGCAGACAGAATTAGGGCAATGACGGACGAAGAGTTGGCAGTGTCTATTATGTGTCCGGCAGAGTATGATTTAGGTTTTAGTAAAGAGTGCAAATGCACTGGCGAGATGAACAGAAATTGCCGTAAATGCACATTAAAATGGCTTCAATCAGAAGCAGAATAGGAGAGAATATCATGATAAAAGTAAATTGCGATATGTGTGGAAAAGAAATTGATTACAATTCAGATGGCGTAAATGTAGATTTTAACCAGTATGGTAGCGTAAAAATGAATGGTAAGCAGAAAGAGTATCAAGTGTGTAACAAATGTGCCGAAAAGATTGATTTGTATATTATAAATCATAGATTGGAGGTGACAAAATGAGCATAAAACCTATACTGTTTAACACTGAAATGGTAAGAGCTATTTTGGATGGCATAAAGACTTGTACAAGGCGAGTGTTAAAACAGCCATTTGAGGTACACCCAAATGGTTATATCACAAAACCTCGGGGGACTGAAAGACTCTGTCCATATATTCCACCATATCAACCGGGAGATATCCTGTATGTTCGTGAAACATGTTTTTATGACGGACAGAAATATAATGATGGGCAAAAATATATATATCGTGCGGACTATCCTTGGCCTGATGGAAAATGGTATTGCGACGATAAAGAAATAAAAATGAAATGGCGTCCATCTATCCATATGCCAAAAGAAGCTGCACGAATTTTTTTAAAGGTTACGAATGTAAGAGTGGAGAAATTACAAAATATTACGTCAAAGGAGATTTGCAGCGAAGGTGTAGAGGTAGAATATCCTCATGTGTTAAACGGAGAAGAAAAAAGATATGCTTTTTCAGCTCTTTGGAACAGTACCATCAAGAAATCCGACCTTGACACATACGGATGGGATGCGAACCCGTGGGTATGGGTAATTGAATTTGAACGGTGCGAGAAGCCACCTGAATGTATTTTAAAAGGTTATGATAAAGCACCGGATGATGGTTCAGAGAAGTGTTTAGGTTATATGTATGATAATAGAGATACATTGCTTCCTATGTGTGAAAAATGTTCGTGCCAGGCAAGTTATGAAAGCGAGGAATGATTATGAATAACAATTTAGAATTAGAAGTGAGCATACTAACAGAAGGATGTCCTTATGTTACACCATGCGGATTTTGCCGCAAATTTGATAAAATATGTGAAAATAAGGATAAGAAACACAGCAAAAATAAAGTGCCTGAACATGATGGATGCGTTGGGTGTCGTTATGAAAACAATACCTCTTTTTGTTATCCTTGCAACCAATGTAAACACTCATATCTGGACAAATATATTAATAAAAAGAAAGTATGGCTAACATGAAAAATTATATGTAAGTGTGCCTATGAAAGGCAAAATAGTTGCAAGAAAATTAAAGAGTACATAGAAGTACATACTCGACTTATGTTATTATTATCATGCAAGGATTACAAACAAGGGCATTGATTATACGTCAGTGCCCTTTTCTCATGCCATGCAGGGTCCACTTTCTCCTACCTGCATGGCTATTTTGTTGGAAGGTGGTGATTGTGATGGCTAAGATGACAGCCAAACAGAAGCGATTCTGTGATGAATACCTGACTGACTTAAATGCCACGCAAGCAGCTATCAGAAGTGGCTATTCGGAAAAGACGGCGTATTCAATTGGAAATGAAAACTTGAAGAAACCTGAACTGAAGAAATACATAGAAGAACGGATGGCGGAGAAAGAAGCTGAACTGATTGCCAAACAAGATGAAGTTATGAAGTATCTTACATCGGTGATGCGAAGAGAAAAGACGGAATCCATTGTTGTTACGTTGCAGGAAGAAAAGTCGTTATTTGCTCCCGATGCAAACGGAACAATGAGAAAGCAGACGGTGAAGCAGACAGTTCCGAAGGTTGTTGAAATCCCCGCAATGATAAAGGATTCAAACAAGGCTGCTGAACTTCTTGGAAAGGCATATGGAATATACACAGATAAGATTGAAGCAGATGTTGATACGGAACTGAACATCAGTATTGATTATGGAGATGAATAATGTTTACAGTGGTTGTGTACGAGAAAAAGACACGGAAAGTTATCCTTTGTCTTCCGTTAAAATTTCAAAATGATACGTTTGTGGAGCAACAATCAGCAATCCTTCATAACAATTACGAATATCAGGTTTTTGCTAATCGTGAGCCTGTTTTGTTCGAGGATACAGATGGGGATATCTGCTTAAAAGCAAATGCATGCTTTGTTAATGGCGGTGATTTAATTTGAACATAAATGTTAAGATGAATCCCTGCTTCAAGGAAGTTGACAGAAGCACGAAACGCTACATAGTCATGAAAGGTTCTGCCGGTTCGGGGAAATCCGTTGACACTGCGCAGAATTATATTATTCGTTTGATGAGGGATAAGGGGAGAAATCTTGTGTGTATCCGTAAATCGGATATAACAAACCGAGATTCCACATTTGCTGAATTGACGGGTGCTATATATAAAATGTTTAGTGATAAAGCTGAGCAGTACTGGCAGATAACTAAATCACCGTTGAAATTGACATGCAGGGCAAATGGAAATGAGATTATATTCCGGGGAATGAATGATGATAAGCAGCGTGAAAAACTGAAATCCATCACATTCCAAAAGGGAAAACTGACAGATGTTTGGTGTGAAGAGGCGACGGAATTGACGCAAGCCGACTTTGAAATTATAGATGACCGATTACGTGGAGAACTTCCCGAAGGGCAGTTTTACCAGATTAGATTGACTTTCAATCCAGTGAATAAAAACCATTGGATAAAGAAAGTCTTTTTTGATATTTCGGATGAAAATGTGATGACGCATCATTCAACGTATCTTATGAATCGCTTTATTGATGAAGCGTATAGGGCACGAATGAAAAGACGAAAAGAAGTTGACCCGGATGGTTATCAGATTTACGGATTAGGAGAGTGGGGCGAGATTGGCGGTCTTATTCTTCATAACTGGGTAGTAGAAGAACTATCGCAAACACTGGAGGATTATGATGATATAGCAATTGGACAGGACTTTGGATTTAACCATGCAAATGCAATTCTTCTTCTTGGGATAAAGGATGATGATATTTATATCCTGAAAGAGGTTTATGTATTTGAAAAGGAAACAGCGGAGATTATACCGCTTGCGAAAGAGGCGCATATTCCGGAAGATAGGGAGATGTGGTGTGATTCGGCAGAGCCGGACAGAATCAAAACATGGAAGAATGCAGGATACCGGGCAAAGGCAGTAGAAAAAGAAAAAACAAATGAGAAGAAGTATCAAGCGGCACAGATAGACTGGCTGAAGGGTATTGTTCGTAAGGATAAGGTGATAAAGAGAATGATTCACGTGGATCCTTCGTGTGTGAATACCATAAAAGAACTTCAACAGTGGAAATGGAAACGAGATGAGCGCACAGGAGAATATCTGGATGAGCCGGTTCCATACCAGGACGATGCGATGGCTGCATTGAGATACGGCGTGGAAAGATGGCGCAAGAAGAAAAGAACATTGTATTAAAGCAGGAGGTGAAAAGGATATGTTGACTATCGAAGAAATACAAAGATTTATTGACGAAGATAGAACGTCTGAAAAAAAGATGTTTGCAAGGAAAGGGCAGGCGTACTATGACGGAGACCATGATATAAAGCTGTACCGGCTGTTTTATTACAATGCAGATGGCGAGTTGGTTGAGGATAAAACAAGAAGTAATGTGAAGATTCCACATCCATTCTTTACAGAGTTAGTTGACCAGGCAGTACAGTATGTGTTGTCCGGAAAGGATGGATTTGTTAAATCCAATAATGCCGAATTACAAGCTGAATTAGATTCTTATTTTAACCAGAATGAGGATTTTGTTGCGGAGTTGTCCGAGGTTTTGACCGGCTGTATGTCGAAAGGATTTGAATATATGTATGCGTACAAAAACGCAGAGAATAGAATTTCCTTTATGTGTGCGGATTCAATTGGCGTTATTGAGGTAAGGGCAAAGGATACAGACGATAATACAGAATATGTGATTTACTGGTATGTTGACAGGATAGAAAAGGGACATAAGAAAATCAAAAGGATTCAGGTTTGGGATAAGGACCAAACCTATTATTTTGTGCAGACAGATGAGGGGAAGATTGTAGAGGATGATTCCGAAAAGCTCAATCCAAAGCCTCATACGCTGTACAAAAAGATGAATGATAACAATACCTATTATGAGAACTTTGGTTTCATTCCGTTCTTTCGACTGGATAACAACAAGAAACAGTTTAGTTGTTTGAAAACCGTTAAAGAGTTGATAGACGATTATGATTTGATGGCATCCTCGCTGTCAAACAATTTAATTGATTTTGACACTCCAATCCATGTAGTAAAAGGGTTTGAAGGGGATTCATTGGATGAATTGCAGCAGAATTTGAAAACTAAGAAAATTATCGGCATGGAATCGACAGATACCGGTGCCGGTGTTGACATTAAAACCGTGGATGTACCGTTTCAGGCAAGACAAGTAAAACTTGAATTGGATGAAAAGAATATATACCGGTTTGGTATGGGATTGAATACAGCTGGGTTGAAGGATACAAATGCGACAACCAACATAGCAATCAAAGCGGCGTACTCTCTTCTTGATTTGAAGTGCAGCAAGTTAGAAATCAGGTTAAAACAGTTTTTGAAAAAGATTTTGAAAGTTGTTATTCAGGAAATCAATGACAATAACGGAACGGGTTATAAATTGAGTGACGTATACTTTGAATTTGACCATGAGATTATGAGCAATGCACAGGAGAATGCTCAGATTGACCTTGTAAAGGCGCAGGAACAGCAGACAAGAATTAATACACTTCTGTCTATTGCTGCACAGCTTGACAATGAAACACTAGTGCAGAATATCTGTGATGTGCTTGATATTGATTATGAATCCATCAAGGATAAGTTGCCAACAGAGGAAGATGATTTGATGGGTGCAGAACAGACATTAAACAGTGTAATACCGGAAGAAGGTGGTGCCGATGAATCAAAGACAGAAGGAAGTCCTGAAGTCACAACTGAGGGATGAAAAGAAAATCATCAATGACTTGAAAAAGATATATAAAGAAGCGCTTACTGATATCAATCAAAAGGTTGCCGTTTTGATGGTTGATGAATCAATGCAGTCAAAGATATACCAAGTAGGGTACCAGAATAGACTGAAGAAGCAAATTGAAGCATCGCTTGAGTTGTTAAATTCAGGGCAGTATGAAAAGATACATAACTATTTGCAGGACTGCTATTCATCCGGCTTTATTGGTGCAATGTATGATTTACACGGTCAGGGGATTCCGTTGATAATGCCAATTGACCAAAAGGCAATGGTGAAGGCTGTTCAAACGGATTCAAAGATTTCTAAAGGTCTATACACAAAGTTAGGCAAAGATGTTGGAGACCTGAAGAAAAGAATCACTAGTGAAGTGTCAAGAGGAGTTGCACAGGCACTTCCCTATAAGGATGTAACAAGAAACCTAAACAATGTTGCAAGGATTGGTTTGAATCGTTCCATGCGTATTGCAAGAACGGAAGGACACAGAATCACACAGGCTTCTGCACTGGATGGAATGAGGTCGGCGAAGTCTGCTGGTGCTGACGTGCTGAAACAGTGGGATGCTACACTGGATGGACACACAAGAGATCATCACCGGGAACTGGATGGACAAATCAGAGACGTCGATGATGATTTTGAAGTCGGTGGAATGACAGTTGAAGCACCGGGGATGTTTGGGGACCCAGCAGAGGATTGTAATTGCCGCTGCTGCCTATTGCAGAGGGCAAGATGGGAACTCGATGAATCCGAACTTGATACGTTGAGAGAGCGTGCGGACTATTTTGGATTGGACAAGGAGAAGGATTTTGATGATTTCAAGGTTAAATACCTAAATTCGGTTGAAAAAATTGGTAAAAATGTTATAATGACAGGTGCAAGGATTTTAAATCCAGATTCTGAAAAGGGGAAAGCATTTGCGAAAATGTACTATTCAGAAATAAGGAAATTTAGCACTGACACAGCGAGAATTGCTGCCAATATTGGAACATCACAGCGAGAAGTTGATGAGGTAAAAAAATATTTGTTTTCCAATGATTTTTTTGAACCTGATTGTGCAATTGCTCAATCATGGCAGAGATTAATGCTAGGGAAAGACATAAAAGAGCATGATATAGTTCTGATACAACATGAACTATATGAGATGCGGATAAAGAAAGAAAACCCTTTAATTGACCATGTTAAAGCTCATGAAATGGCAACGAAAAAGTATAATTATCAGAAAGGAGTTGATGAATACTATGGTAATCTTAAAGGAAATAAAAAAAGAAAATAATATAGTGTCGTTCAACTACCATGCTGAAGGTGATGATTTGGATTGTGGAAGGATTTTGTTTGATATTGATAAAAATAAAGAGAAAAATATAGAGTACTGTAAAACAGATGAAAACTCATATTTACATTCATATGCTAACAAAGCAATTGATGCAATTAAGAAAGTTATTGCTGATGGCAAATATCCGACTGAATACGTGTATATGTGGTATTAAAGGATTTAGAATGGGATGATTGATATGAAATTCTCAGAAAAGCAAATCGAATTTATGAAAAACATTGGAGTATCAGTCAATTTTGACACAGATATTTCTGATGAAGAGTATGAAGTTATAGAAGACAAAGTGACGGAATACTTGCAAAAACAAGGTTTTAATACTGATTACTCCCTAACCGAACATGGTAAAATGTGTGAATCAATTCTTGATAGGATATAATGGTGTGAATAATGCTAGGGTTAAAAACGCAAGAAACAAAAAAATTTGAAAAATTTATAGAGTTGATTCAAAATGAAGCTGCAAAAAAAGAAAAAGTATTTTTCTTGGATGCGGGTGATGGAAGAGATTTTGAAACTAATGATATGGAAGGGGAAGATTTAACAGGGTGGCTTATTCCATCATCAAAAGTTGATGAGTTTAAAATTGTGTGGGAGA